GCATATAAGTGAGCCGTACGGACGTAGTCTTATTATTGTGCCTAACAAATCGTTAGTTACACAGACAGAAGAAGACTATATCAATTGTGGGTTAGACGTAGGGGTGTACTTCGGCGACAGAAAAGAGTTAGGTAAGACTCACACTATCTGTACATGGCAGAGTTTGAATATTCTAGATAAGAAGTTCAAAGACGGCAGTGCAGTACTAAGCCTTGCAGAGTTCTTAGACGGTGTCAGCACTATTATTGTTGACGAAGTACACCAAGCAAAAGCAGAAGTTCTTAAGAACTTGCTTACACGCAACCTACGCAATGCTCCTATCCGTTGGGGACTAACAGGTACAGTGCCTAAAGAAAAGTTTGAATTTGAAAGTATACACGCAAGTTTAGGTCCAGTAATAGGTAGTATTACTGCAAAAGAATTACAAGATAAAGGCGTACTATCTAATTGTCATGTTAATATAGTACAATTAATGGATACACAAGCATTTTCAGACTATCAGTCTGAATTAAAGTATCTAGTTACAAATGAGGCTAGAATAGATTACATAGGCAAATTATTAAACACAGTAAAACAAGACGGAAACACTCTTATACTTGTTGACAGAATTAGCGCAGGCGAAATGTTACAAGAACGGATACCAGGTAGTGTTTTTGTTAAAGGCGATGTTAAATTAAAAGATCGCAAGGAGGCATATGATGAAATCAATGAAGGAACTAACCACGTGGTTATCGCAACATACGGGGTCGCGGCTGTGGGTATTAATATACCGCGTATTTTTAATCTTGTTCTCATTGAGCCTGGCAAAAGTTTTGTCAGGGTAATTCAGTCTATAGGCAGAGGCGTAAGAAAGGCAAAAGATAAAGACTTCGTTCAAATATGGGATTTAACTTCTACGTGTAAGTTTGCGAAGCGACACTTGACACAGCGTAAGAAGTTCTATAAGGAGGCAGAATACCCCTTCACCATAGAAAAGGTAGATTGGAATTAATAATAATGAGAATATTAACATTAGAAAACAGGTGCTTTCATTTAGATAAGTTACCTGATGAAATCGAAGAAGATATACGCTTTAGTGTTCTTGATAACTCGAACCCTAAAGAGCCTGACTTTTATTGGATACCATTAATTTTTTTAGAGTCATTTAACTCTCCTGCAATGGTATTAGATATTGGCGGAAACGAAATTACAGTGCCAGTTGATTGGCATATTGCAGTTGGCGATTCTGAAACAGGAATGGATTTAGAAGTACTACCTTTAACAAGTTTAAATAATAGAGGCTTTGAAGCATTTTTGTTCAATCCTTTAAGTAGTTTTAAAATGGACTTTGCTGAAATAAAAATTACAAATTTTTATAATGACGTAAAATGGTATTTTCCTAAAATGAAAACAGGACAATTACTAACAATGCCTATTAATGATGACCCGCAACCGCAGTGTGCTTATTTTGTAAAAGACATTAGTAGACAAAGTGAAATAATAGATTATGGATTATTAATCTAATGAAGGCAGGAAAGATTTGGGGATCTACAGAACTTATACATGCTAACGGTGTGTTAGAGTTTCATCGTATCGAATACAAAGCAGGATACAAATGTAGTGAACATGAACATCGCTACAAGTGGAACGGATTCTTTGTTGAATCGGGCAAGATGATTGTCCGTGTTTGGCAGGATGCGGATCAAGAAGGATTAGTTGATGAAACTATTCTCGGCCCTGGAGACTTTACACAAGTAAAGCCTGGTAAAGTACACCAATTTGAAGGTCTTGAAGACGGAGTAGCATTTGAACTATACTGGGCAGAATTTAATCATGATGATATAGTGAGAAGAACAGTTGGGTCAAAATCATAAACTTATAAAAGGTGAAGCACTAATATACGAAAGATCTAATAATGTAGTTTATGCACGGTATAGAGATCCTCCTTATAATGCTATTCCAAGATGGATTATAGGAGGAGATCCTGGTGCTGTTGCTAGAGCAAACGGAGACTTGTTAGATTACGGTGAATGGAGAGAGTTATGTGAATTAGCAGAAACACATCCTACACTGCATAAACTAATGGATCAACTAGTAACTGTATATTATATCGTAAAGGACGATAAATGAGAATTATAGCAGGCCCCTGTCAACACGAAACACTAGCACAGAGTGCAGAAATTGCACGTGAGTGTAAACGAGTATGCGACAAGTATGATATTGATTATTATTTCAAAGCAAGTTTTGACAAAGCAAATCGCACAAGTGTAAACGGAAAACGTGGCGTAGGATTAAAGAATACATTATACGACTTTAGAGAATTAAAAAATACATTTGGCGTAAAGACACTTACAGATGTACACGATATATCGCAAATTGTAACTATTAATAGTTGGAATAGACAAAACCCTACAATCGATGTATTACAAATTCCTGCGTTCTTATGTAGACAAACAGATTTAATTCAAACAGCATGTAAAAGCGGTTTGATTGTTAATATTAAAAAAGGACAATTCTTAGCGCCATGGGATGTCAAAGGAATACTAAGTAAGTGTACAGACGCTAAAGAAGTTTGGATTACTGAAAGAGGTACAAGTTTTGGATATAACACTTTGGTTGTGGATTTCACTGGGCTACAGTACATGCTTGATAATTATGATGTTCCTGTCGTGTTGGATGCTACTCACTCAGTACAGAAGCCAGGAGGCAAGGGTGATAGTAGCGGCGGCAATCGTAATTATGTGCCTGGGCTCACTCGTGCTGGGGCTGCTCTTGGGATCAACTCCTTCTTTATGGAAGTCCATCCTGAGCCTGATCTAGCGCCTAGTGACGGACCTAACATGCTGAGATTAGACGACTTTGAACAAGTAGTAAAAGACGTTGTTGCATACCATTATGAACGATAGATTTAAAAATGCATGTAATCGAGTAGAACAACCTACTCCACCTATTTGGATGATGCGCCAAGCAGGTCGTTATCAACAAGACTATATGCAAATAAAAGAAACTCACACGTTTGAACAAATGTGTAAGCTACCGCAACTTGCTTCAAAGGTTGCTCTACTACCTATCCAACAGTTTGATTTTGACATTGCTATATTATTCAGTGATATACTTTTTCCTATTGAAGGATTAGGTGTTCCGTTAAAATTTTCTCCAGGTCCTACATTTGAATATTTTATTAACCAAGAAAATTATAAAGAACACCGTGACGTAAAAAGAGCAATTAAGCATATGGAATTTCAAGCTCGTGCAATAAAAACAACACGGGAAAAATTACATCCTAAAAAAAGTTTAATTGGTTTTGTAGGCGGACCTTGGACATTATTAAACTATGCTACAGGTGGACAAAAATTAGATCTAAGCTGGAAGGCAGATTACTTGGAACAAGTTATTGTTCCTTTATTAAGACAAAATATCTATTTGCAATTAGACGCCGGTGCTGAGAAAGTAATGATACTAGACAGTGGCGTTGACAATATGAGTGAAGCTTTCTTTAAAACAAAATATGTAAAAATATTAAAACCGTTAATTGATTCTAAAACTGCATATTATACAAAAAGATTAAACCAAAGATGTTTGCCTACACTTTATAAAATGGGGTGGTCAGGTCTAGGAGTAGACAGCACAGTAAGTATGTCACATATATGTAAAAAATACAAAGACGGTTTTATACAAGGAAATTTTGACGAGCAGTTAATGTTATTACCGTGGCAAGAATGTAAAACACATATAGAAAATTTTTGTAACGAAATGCAAGCAATTGATCGTACAGGTTGGGTATGCGGACTCGGACACGGCATAATCAAAGAAACTCCTGAAGACAATGTAAAAATGTTTGTAGATATAATTAGAGAAAGGTTTTCATGACTTGTACAGCAATCCTTATACCTGCTAGATACGAAAGTACACGTTTACCAGGAAAGCCTCTTATAAAGTTAAATGATATTCCTATGATAAGACGTGTGTACGATGCTAGTATAAAGTCAGGATACGATACATATGTGCTTACTGACAATCAATACATATACAACTATATGGGTGGTAACAGATGTATTATGGATACAACGGATTACGAAAACGGTACAGAAAGATGTGCAGGAGCATTACGCACTGGGGTTTTTAATGACTATGATCAATTTATTAATGTACAAGGTGATATGCCTGATGTTACTACACAAATGATCGAACAATGTGTAGAATGGTTAAAGTATTATCCGGTCAGTACAGTATGGACTGACATGCCTAAAGAAGAACAAAACAATCCTAACTCTGTCAAGATGGTACGTGCAGGGGATCAATGTTTATGGTTTGGCAGAGGCATGACTGGTTACGGACACTGGCATTTAGGAGTTTACGGTTATAGAAAAAATGCACTAGAACTATACACAAATTTAGAAGTTACACAAGAAGAAAAAGTTGAGAAACTAGAACAACTGCGCTGGCTAAAAAATGGTTGGCAAATCGGTTGTTCTAGTGTACAATATAAAGGAGTCGAGATTAACACTCCAGAGGACGTAGAACAATGGCATACCAAGAATTTCCAGTAAAAGAAGTATTAGCATGTATAGATTCAAATGCTAAATCACTATGGAAAGAACTTACAGACGAGCAAAAAAAATGTGTAAACTTTTGGTTGCTTAATAGATATGCAAGTTCGGTATCAGGTAACAGAGATGCACAAGAACTTGCAGTAGTAATGACTAATGAAATTTATAATAAAAATTGGAACGAACTAGGAACAAGACATCCTCAGTTACAATGGCAGTTACTTTGTTCTACACATAACGCTGACAGCAGTATTAGAAAGCATGTTTGGATAGGTTTTAAAAAGAAAACAGGTAATAACAATGCTATAAAATTATTACAACAAATTTATCCAAATATGAAACAAGACGAGGTAGAATTACTTGCTAGATTATCTACAAAAAAAGAACTCAAAGAATTGGCTAAAGAACATGACATCGATGCCAAACTCTGATAAACCATATAAGTGCGAATATTGCGGTAACGGATACATGCGAGAAAAAACTCTTGCAGCTCATATGTGCGAAAAAAAGAGACGTTGGTTACAAAAAGATGAAAAACGAGTTAGATATGGCATGTACGCATTTCAAAGATTTTATAAATTAAGTGCAGGTGCTAAGAAAGAAAAAACATATGCTGACTTTGTAGACAGCCAGTATTATAATGCGTTTGTTAAGTTTGGTAGTTTTATTTCTAATGTAAAGCCACTATATCCTGAAAAATATATAGATTATGTTGTTACTAGTGGTGTTAAGTTAGATCATTGGGCACGAGATGAATTGTATGAAAAGTATGCATTAGAATTTATTCTTAAGGAAGATGTTACTACGGCACTAGAACGTAGTGTACAAAATATGATGGAATGGGCTGAAGATAAAAGTGCGCCATGGAATCATTATTTTAATTACGTAAGTTTAAACAAAGCAGTATGGGATATTAAAGATGGTAAGGTAAGTCCTTGGCTCATTTTGAACTGTAAAGCAGGAAAAGAAATGTTAAATAAGTTTAACGATGAACAGTTGGAAATGGTTTATCATGTTATTAATCCTCAGCACTGGGCAATGAGATTTCAAAGGCAACCATCAGATGTCCAACTGGTCAAAGATGTAGCAAAGGAATCAAACTTATGAAAATTTTAATTTGTGGATTACCGGGTAGCGGTAAGACCACATTAGCAGCACCGTTTGCCAAATTGATCGGTGCTATTCATCTAAATGCAGATGAAATACGTGAAGAATATAACGACTGGGATTTCTCAGATCAAGGTAGATTAAGACAGGCGCAACGTATGCGTCATTTAGCAGACGGCGTAGTCAAAGCAGGTAAAGTTGTAGTAGCAGATTTTATTGCACCAACTAAAGAAGCTCGTAAACAATTCGATGCTGATTATATTGTATGGATGGATACAATAAAAGAAGGAAGATTTGCAGACACAAATGCAATGTATCAGCCACTAACAAAAAACGAATTTAATTACCACGTTAGTGAATGGTTTGATGACACACACGTTCAATTAATGCAAGTAGTATCAAAGTTTTTAGAAGATGGAAAATAAAGTATCACCAAAGCGTCATTTAGCTAAAGCAGTTACTTGGCGCATTATTGCAAGCACAACTACAGCAGCGATTGCGTATATGTTTGGCCTACCACCAAAAGCAGTAGGTGCTGTTTTTGTAGCTGATTTAATAATTAAATTTGTGTTATATTACCTACACGAAAGAGTATGGTATAAACATATAAAGTACGGAGTTAAAGATGTTTGATTTTGATAAACCAACAGCGCAACTATTAGGCCGTTGGCAACCGTGGCATCCTGGCCATACTGCATTGTTTAAAAAAGCATATGCAGAAATTGGACAGGTATGTATTATGATTCGTCAGGTACCAAAAGATACCGAAGCTAATAAAAGAGTTCCTGGACAAGATGATAATCCTTGGACTGTTAAACAAGTAATGAATAATATTAAAATTGAGTTAGAAAAAGAAGGCTTTACTCTTTATAAAGAATATGTTATAATTAAAGTTCCTAATATTGTTGATATTAGCTATGGTCGAGGAGTAGGTTATACGTTTACAGAACACGACCTCGGCGAAGAAGTACACAATATTAGTGCTACAAAAATTAGAAAAGAATTAAGAGAGAAAGGTAAATTAGGTTGAATCTTGAAGTAATTGACAATTTTTTAGATGACGAGCAATTTAAATTCTTCCAGTTTTCTATCATGGATGAAGCATTTCCTTGGTATTATTCTGAAGCAATAAATTTAGATAAAGATCTTGCACCTGAACCTAAATACGATTATCAACTATACAATACTGTATATGCAGCACCTGCTCATCAATCGGAACAGTTTCGATTAATTAATCCTATTATTAATAAAATTAATCCAAGGATATTGCTAAGAGCAAAATTTAATTTTGCTCCTGCTAATGATAGAATAATAGAGCAAGGTATGCATCAAGATATTCAAGTAGGAGAAGATTTACTTGACATCTGTACTACGGCTGTGTTATACTTAAATACAAATAATGGATATACTAAATTTGATAATGGAGACACTGTTGCTAGTGTTGAAAACAGATTTGTAAGTTTTCCATCTAAAACTTTTCACACAGGTACAACATGTACAGATCAAAAATGTAGAGTTGTACTAAACTTAAATTATATAAAATAATGCCTGATATTGATATAGACTTTGCAGATAGAGATATTATCTTAAGTAAGATACAACACCGTGTGGCTAAATTAAGTAGCGATAAAAAACACAACACGGGTGTTTATGTTACAGAAATACCGCATAATCCAATAGACAAATTATCTACAATTGAACACAAGACAGCAGAAGAACGTGGATACTTTAAACTTGATTTTTTAAATGTTTCGATATATAAAGATGTAAAAAACGAACAACATTTACAAGAACTAGTAGAAAGGACTCCTGAATGGACACTTTTACAGCACAAAGAATTTTCAGATCTTCTATTCCACGTAAGCGGACACGAGAATATATTGCAGACATTAAAGCCCTCCAGTGTGGAACAACTGGCAGCAGTTTTAGCAATTATTCGACCAGCCAAGAGACACCTAGCGAACGAACCTTGGGAAAAGATAATGCAGGAAGTTTGGGTCAAACCAGATAACGGAGAGTACTACTTTAAAAAGGCGCATGCCATGAGCTACGCTTTTGCAGTAGTTGTTCATATGAATCTGTTATGTGAACAAATTAATTCTTAAGTTTTCTTACTAACTGTACGTTTTTTCTCTTAACACGTTTTACGTTTAAATTGCCTATGTTTACACATGGTCCGTCAACAATTCTTACATCTTTAGAATTCATTGTTATAATGCAATATGCAAACGCCTCCATTTCTTGACGTAAAAAGATACTGATTGGTATTGTTCGATTTGATTCCCACCACCATACTTCTCCAAGTTCAAGAAATAATTCTTTTTCGTTATCTGATTTAATATCAGTGTAAACATACATACTGGTGACAACATTGTCTTGATTGATAATAATCCCGACATATTCCGTACCGCCATAAGAAACAATACTTATGAATGGGAAATTTTCTTTAAATTCTTTTAGGATCATGTTTTTATTAATTAATTCCTATAAATACAGTATGTCACTTATATCTAGATATTTAGTCAACAACAGAACCAAACTTGTAGCCAATGTGGCAGGATTCGTAACGGAGTATAGACCAGTGTATCAAAAAACAATTTCAATTTACAAAGGTATTGATAATACCTTAGAGTTTCAGATTTTAAATCCTGATCAAAAACCTATTCCATTAACAAACCAAACTGCACACTTTGTTGCTTTTGATTCTGAAAACAATCAAGTAATAGAGCATACTGGTGAAGTAGTTATTTCAAATAAAGGGTTATTTAAAATTGTTATCACTGAAAACGATACTTTAAATGTTGATTCACAATATTTGTCCTACAGTGTTTATTTAACTGATACAGCAGCAACAAAAACACTAACTTATGCAGACGAACAACTAGGTGCAAAAGGTACACTACATCTTTCAGGTGAAGCATTTCCTGGTCCAAAGAACTCGTATACTATTACAACATTCTTACAAGCTGGTGTCGATAGTGACGAATACGTAAGCGAAGCAGTAACAGCTCAACCTGCACTTAACGGAAATGATGCACTACACACTGCGGTTTTTTATACAAATAATTATGACGGCGACATTTTAATTCAAGCAACATTAGATAATAGTTTAAACGAAGCTACAAACTGGGCAACTATTGAATCAGTCAATTTTGATGGATCAGAATCTCAACCTATACCGTTTAACTTTAATGGTGTATACAGTTATCTAAGATTTAAAACATCAGCAAATCCAGAAAATAAAATCACAAAAATATTAGTCAGAAACTGATTGACATTACACTGTACTGACGCTATAATAATAGTATGAGTGTAGTAAGCGATACAGTTCTGACATACTTGCCTGCTAAAAGGAAAACAACTCCTAGTGGCTGGCTATCCTTTAACGCACCGTGTTGCCATCACAATGGTCACAGTGCAGACACTCGCGGCCGTGGTGGCCTTATAAGTAACCCAGATGGAGGCGTTAGTTATCATTGCTTTAACTGCGGCTTCAAAGCAAGCTGGCAACCGGGCAGAAATTTCTCACACAAGTTACGAAAACTCCTACAATGGACAGGAGCGCCTGACGATATAATCAACAAGGTGGCGTTGGAAGTGATGAGAGAGAATGAAGGTGTAGAGGCAAAAACACGCATAGCTGAACTGCCCTCATTCAACACTGTCCCGTTGCCAGACGATGCTGTTAGACTAGCAGATCATCAATGGGCCGAAGCGGGCACTATACCAGAACGTATGGTAAATGTTTTTGCCTATATGCTAGAACGTAATCTATGCATAGATGATATCGACTATCACTGGAGTCCAAGCCTAGGGTACCGTGATAGATTGATCATACCTTTCTACTACGAAGGTAGGGTAGTGGGTTGGACTGCTAGAGCTATTACACCAGATAAGAAGCCCAAGTACTTAACAGAGGTACAACCTGGATACGTATTCAACTTAGATGAGCAACGTCATACCAAAGTGTTTGCTATTGTGTGCGAGGGTCAGCTCGATGCACTACACGTAGAAGGTTGCGCACTGGGAGGTTCGGAGATTTCAGATCAACAGGCTATGGTACTCAACAGACTACAAAAGCAGATCATTGTAGTACCCGACAGAGACAAAGCAGGGTCTAAGCTAGTAGAGCGAGCAATTGAGCTAGGATATTCAGTAAGCATGCCACCCTGGGCAGAAGATATTAACGATATTGGCGATGCTGTTGCACGTTACGGAAGGCTATACACACTACACTCAATAGCTGTACATGCAACAGAGTCGCCCCTTAAAATAAGATTGACGGCAAAGAAATGGTTCGATTGATAGGTTTACTTTTTATAATATTTGTGTTATACTTGTATGCAAACAAGGAGCAATCAATAGATGAGCCTTACGGATTTACTCCGAGCATAATTACAGTAGAAGAACTTCCGCCGATAGGAAAAGAATGAGCAGACAAAATACAGATTACGGATATGATATACAAAAGGTATATCTAGAAATGTTTATGACAGACGCTGAGAGCTTTGTACGCTGTCAAGGTGTGTTTGATCCAAATACATTTGATAGACGTTTACAGGCGCCAGCGACGTTTCTAAAAGATTATGTAGAAGAGCATAATGCTATTCCTACATTTGACATGATTAATGCAGCAACAGATGCACAACTTAAAGATCCAGGACAACTACAGGAGAATCACTATGATTGGCTTCTACAAGAGTTCGAAACGTTTTCGAGGCACAAGGCGCTTGAGAAAGCCATACTTGATTCGGCAGATCTTCTTGAGAAGGGTGAATATGGTCCGGTTGAGGATTTGGTTAAGAAAGCAGTACAGATTGGCTTGCAAAAAGATCTAGGCACAGACTACTTTGCAGATCCGAGAGCTAGACTAGAAGCAATCAAAGACAAGAACGGACAAGTAAGTACAGGCTGGCCTACACTAGACAAAAAACTGTTTGGTGGATTCAACAGAGGTGAGCTAAACATTTTTGCAGGTGGTTCAGGATCTGGTAAAAGTTTGTTTATGGCTAACTTAGGTGTTAACTGGTGTTTGCAGGGCATGAACGTTATGTACTTGACGTTTGAGCTTTCAGAGAATCTAGTTAGTATGCGTCTTGATAGTATGACATCAGAGATTCCGAGTCGTGAAGTGTTTAAGAGTATTGACGATGTTGAAATGAAAGTTAAAATGATCGGTAAGAAGTCAGGCGCCTTCCAAGTCAAGTATATGCCTACAGGCAAAAATGCAAACGACATTAGAGCATATTTAAAAGAGTATGAAATTAAAACAGGACGCAAAGTAGACGTACTACTAATTGACTATCTAGACTTGATGCATCCAATTGGACAAAAGATATCAGCAGAAAACTTATTTGTCAAAGACAAGTATGTATCGGAAGAGTTGCGTAACTTGGCTATGGAACTAAACTGTATCTTTGTTACAGCATCGCAGTTGAATCGTAGTTCTGTAGAAGAAATTGAATTTGATCACTCGCATATCTCGGGTGGTATCTCAAAGATCAACACAGCGGATAACTTGATTGGTATCTTTACTAGTAGAGCAATGCGTGAACGTGGACGCTATCAG